ACCGTTAGCCAGCTTGGTTCGGACGGTCTGCAATGCCTCAACGTATTCAACATGGACGATGAGAGCCGGGTTGGTGAGGGCGGCGATGATGGCAAAGATGAGGTTGTAGGAGTAGTTCTGCTTTCTGAGGTTGTGCTCGATCATAAGGCGCATGACTTCTGCCATGTCCTTGTCTTCCTCGTCGTTCTCGTTCTGCGCCTTTGGGGCAGGGTAGAGAAGCGACGAGAGCATGTGAGCCGCAATCGAGATGAGCTTGTTGCGGGTGAGTGGTCGGATACCAGTCCAGCGCCACTTTTCATCGGGATTTACAAACGGGGCGTCTTGGTAGATGCCAAAGGCTTTTTGGTCGAGGCTCTGGCGATCAATAATCGTCTTGTCGTTGAACTCAGCGTAGGGGCGGGTCTGTATCTGAAGGCCAGTGGTGTAGTCCTCGCGCACTTGTGCGGTCAGTTTCTTCACCTCTTCTGAGGGTAAATAGAGCGAGGGCGGCTGGAGTGCTTCACCTCTGTCGTTTCGTAAGACTGATCCAATCATGAGTTAGTGTTGGTCGTTGCTGTAATTATACAGCATAAACGCTGAAATTGTTGTCAAGACCAGACCGGAGTGAAGCTTGATGAGGTTGTGTGGACGTTAGAAACCTCGGTCACTCCCCAATAACGTACAGCATCAGCGGCGTGTGAGGTGTAATCGTGGTAGGGCTTGTTCTTAAACTCGCCCCTATCGTCGTCCCATTCTTTTCTATAGAGTGAGAGTTTGTCTATGAGGTCGGCGCATTTGGTTTGGTCTATCCAGAGGGTATTGAAACGAGCACGGACAGCGTTAATACCATCTTCAACGGAGAGCTTTGGAGAGATTTGAAAGTTGATGCCGAGCATCTGCGCCATTTCAAGGCGTGATTTACCACTACCCAGCTCTTTTACCTCGATATCATGAGGGGCAAAGTGATTGCCGTAGATATAGCCAAGCATGCGGGCTTTGTCTTGGAGCACCTGTGCATAGTGAGCCAGTCCCTCTCCTGAGGCTTCGTAGTAGTCAATGAAGCGCCACTCGTTATAGGCAAGCTGCGCGAATACGATTGCGGTAGCATCGCCGATGCCTAAGTCCCACCAAGTGTGTACTTGGAGCATGCGGTCGTGAGGCACGTTGCTAATACGTCCCTCTGTCCTAGCTTGGCTTATTTCCTTGCTGTAATAGGCACCCTTGATTGCTGCATCGAATGAGCACTCCCATTCCTGGTTGTACTCGTCTTCGGTCATTATCTTGCGAGCATCGTCTAGTTCTTCTTGCGAGATAATGCCGCTCTCTGATGCTTTGAGGAGGAGCGCGAGCCACGCTTCGTCATTCTCCGCTTGTTTGTAGAGATGGTAGAAGTCGTTTTTCCCCTTAGGTGTCCCAATCCAGATAGCGTAGCCACTATGGTCAGCGAGTGCTGGTCTAATGATCTCAGTAAAGATATTTGAAGGTTGTTGCGAATATTCGTCAAAGACGACCCCCCATAGCCCAATTCCTCGTAGACTGTCTGGATTGTCTGCGCCATAGAGCGTAAGGCGCGATCCGTTAGGGTATCTGACTGTGAGTTCGACTTCGTTAAATTGGACACCGGGGATCGGTCGCGCGTAGTTCTTGATAAGCTCCCACGCGATGTTCTTGGCTTGTTTGTACGTCGGGGCGATGTAGGCATAGCGAGAATTGTTTACTTTTAATGCGTCACGTTGAAGGTGATTAAGTGCGGCAGTGGTTTTACCTGCACGCCTATGACAGACAATGACAATCCAGCGCTTCGTGCTTTCGTGGAATGTTTGCGCCCATCTACGCGGCGCATATGGTATGACTATTGTTCTGGGTTGCTCCATGCAATAACAAAGCCGGAGCCGGGCGGCAGCAAACTCTCTTTCTTTTTGCGGCCCTTGAGTTCGAGAAAGGTCTCCCAGTATTTGCGGCGCACCTCAAAGTCTGGCACTACCTTATCCGGCTCGGTAAGGCTCGAAGATACTTTGAAAGCAGCTAATCCTTCCCGGCCTACTTTCTGAAGTTCGGCTTCTAGTTCAGGGTCGTTCAAAAACTCTTCCCACGCCTTGCTCTCAGTGAGATTGATAGGGTTTTTGGCTGTAGCGGGGGAGTAGCCAGCTTCGAGCATTGCGCGGCTAACATTTCCACGGTTTTCCAAGACCTTAGCTATGGCTTTCTTTTGTTTTATGGTTGCCATAATCGCTTTTAGTTAAGCCAATTTTTCCATTTGCCACCTGCATCGCAATCTTGATCTTGTCCTTGCCTTTGAGGGGGGATTGTTTGCCGAGGAGATAGCCGAGCTGGTGTGTGGTTTTAGTCTCTGACATATCTGCGTGGACCAAGTTCGACACCAAAGTTGGTAGTGAATGAGTTTCGGACAAAATCTACGTTACTTGGAAAGATGCGATAGTCTGATTTGCGCGGGCGGCCCACCCCACGATATTTGTTGCGGTCGAGGATAAAACGCGGCACCATATACCACAAACCTTTATTCTCCTTTGGCATACCCCTTCAGTATAGCATCAGCGTCCTTAGGAAAGCGGGTGTTGATGGCCGCGCCGTTGGTAATGAACGTCCCTGCGACTGAGCACGCATTCTCTAGCGCCGTGATTGTTACCTTCACCGGGTCAATGACAGTCTCGTCTACCTTCGGCTCTTCACCTAAGTTCGCTTTGATCTTGTTATAGGGGGCTTTGAGAGCTTCGGTGAGGATGTTGGTTTCAAGTGTCTCAGCGATGGTCTTCAGTGCTGTTCCTGCGCCTGGCACTACGCCTTCCTTGTGCGCCCACTTCACGGCGTTTACCGCATCGTCAATTTTGTCCTTCCAGTAGTTCTCCTCTTGCTCGGTCATGGCTCCTACTTTGATGAGGGCAATAGAACCAGAGAGGGCGGCAATTCTCTTATCAAGCCACGCCTTCTCATGGTCTGAGCGCTCCTGGGTCTGTTGTGCGCGGATTTCGTCGATGCGGTTGTAGATTTGCTCTACTACTCCACCACCTCCTACAAAGTAGCTCTCCCCTCGGGTAGCTCGTAGAAGGTCTACTGATCCGAAGTGCTCCTTGCGGGTAGCGGTGATGTCATCTCCTTCGCAGTCTATGAAAGTAGCACCAAGATAGGCGGCCAGGTCTTGCAGTATGTCCTTCTGGTGGAGGTACTGAGCGTTGATGGCGACGATTTGGACGTTCTGTTTTGCGTTGGCAAGGATGTCAGTGATCGCTTGTGGGCCAAAGTTCTTCGCCACGATGACAATCCATCGCTTGCCGTCCACTCGCACTAGCTCTCCAAGAGGTGCTTCAAGGTCTTTGAGGGTGTTGATGGTGTGGTCAGTGACGAGGACAGGGCAGTTCTCAGCTCGCACCTCTACTTTCTCGAAGTCGTTAATCATCTGGGAGAGTGCAAATCCTCCGGACATGCGGAAGGCGTTGACCATTTCCCCTGTGACAGCGGCAACGTGATTACGTTCGACGATGATGGCTCCGTCCTTGCCGATCTCGTAGGCCATCTCTCCTATGAGCTTGCCGTGCTCCTCGCTCTCGACTGAGATGGTGGCGACGTTCACAAGGTCGTCTTCGGTCTCCACAGGCTTTGCCATTGCGCGAAGCTCTGCGACCACCTCCTTGCATGCCTGGTCTATCTGGCGCTTGAGCTGGATGGGGTTGGCTCCACCAATCACACCTGGCTTCGGGAGCTTGCTAGCGGCTTCGTGAATGATGGCCTGAGCCAGTACGGTAGCCGTGGTGGTGCCGTCTCCTGCCTTGTCGTTGGCACGGAGAGCTGCTTCGCGGATCATGCGAGCGCCGAGGTCTTCAATCTCATCGTCGAGGAAGATCTCCTTGGCGATGGATACGCCATCGTTGGTGATGTGAGGAGTGCCACCACGGACGCCCATGACGACGTTGCGTCCTCCGGGTCCGATGGTCGAGCCTACGATGTCGGCTAGAAAGTCTGCTCCCTTGATAAGTTTCTCTCGTGCTTCGTAATCTTTAAGTACAACGCGCTTGTTAGTATTCATGGTCGTATAGTGATGGTCGTTTAATGCTTCTAGTGTAGCACGGGATTTGACCTGTGCATGTCGCTGTGGCATTGGCGGCAATACCACTGGACATCGTATGGCTTTGAATAATCAGTGTGATGCGCGTGAGCTTTAGCCTTGCCGCATACTTGGCAGTTGCCTCGTTTCATCCGACCCGACTTTATTGCGTAGTTAAGTTTTAGGCGGGCGGCTTGGCGCTCGGGATACCGTGCTATGGAAGCATATACTGCTCGTCGTATGCGGGCGCGACCGTGTTCAGTCTCGCGGTACTTTTTACTGCGCTTGAGATTGCATTTGCGGCAATACATCGAATGAACTATGTCGCCGTTCTTATATACCTTGGTGCTGTTGTTGATTAACGGTACACCAGTAATGTGGCAATGACTACAGTAGTCTTTGTAAATGTGCATAAGGATCATAATACCAGCCATAGTGGTATTATGATCTAGGACTTATCTGTGGATAAGCGAGCACCATTCACAGAGGCGGGTCATAGGCTCGCTAGCATCTCCTCATACTCCTTGATCTTGGAAAGATACCACAGGCTGTCATATTTTCTCCCTATCGTGGCTCTGTTGCGGGCTTTTAGAGCATCAGTATCAATGCCGTCGCGCCTAAGGTTGTGTTCAAAAGCAGGCCAATTACCAGAGCGCCATATGTTACAGGCGGCGCATTGCGGACGTAGATTTTCAAGAGCGTATCGCATCTCACCAGAGCAGACTGAACTCGGAATAAAATGCCCACATTGGCGATTGCTGCCAGTAAGAGAACGTGCGGGGCAAGTAAAGCAATCACTTCCATATCGTTTAAATGTTATCTCCCTACATAATTGCCACAACCTCTGCTTCAGCTTACTCACACTATCACTAGCGCGTTTCTTGAGGGGTGATTTGCGCTTGATTGGTGAGGGTTTCATACCTCCATGTCTTTAGAATAACAGCTATAGCAGTACCAGTTGTTCTTGTATTTCCAGAATGTGCGCTCTGTGCCGTTCTTGAAGCAGTCTTTGCAGATGCAGACAGGGGGTTTGTAGGGGATCATTGATAATAATTATATGGCTTTGAAAGAAAAAGGCCCGCATCCTGTGTGGATAGCGGGCTAGGTGGCTGCAGAGGAGTTGCAGCG